CAGCGAGTTCAGCGGAGCATTGACGGAATAAGCAGCATCGGTGGTTGAAGCGACAGCAGTGCCGCCAGCGAGCCAGTTGCGGCTATGCGCGATGCGCGCGTGCTTCAAGGGCTTGTCGCCGACAGGCAGTGTGTATCCGGTCGAAAAGATAACCGTCATGTCAAGCGCGCCCCTTTGATCGTCGCACCGTTCTTGATGGCCTCATTGATTGATTCCACCATAAATCGGCCCATCGCCTCTTGGCTCGACCAGCCACCATTGAACTGAAAGTTCATGTAGGTTCCGGCGTTCTGCTGACCGCCTGGCACGACCGTCCCGCCGCCCTTGCCGCCGCTACCACCAACTCCGCCACCGCCACCGCCAGCACTGCCACCGCCAATTTGCGTTGCACTGATCTGCGCGATCATCATCCCCGTCTTGGCTAAGGACATGCCCGCGAAGGCGACTGCAGCGGGCGGGCCTCCGATCTTCATCCCTTTGTCCCAAGCCGAGGTTGCCGCTGACCAGCCGTCGATCACAGCCTGTGCCAGGGCGGCCGCCTTACCGACGGCGAACAGCTTTTTATTGCTGGATGACATCAGGCTCGACAGATCACCCAAACCCGAAGACCAGGCCGCGAGGCGCGCCTGCATGGCGGCGGCATCGATCGCCTTCATCTTCTCGGCATGATCCTCGCGGATCTTCTGCTCCATGCTGGCGAGCTCTTCCTCACCGGCCAGTTTCTTAGCGCGAAACTCTTCAAGCTTTGCGAGCTGGTCATTCAGATGCTGATCAAGCAGCTCCTGCTCGGTCGCATATTGATCGCGGAGCCGTTCAAAATCGGCCTCAGAGCGGTCCTTTCCCCCACCTTTCCCCTTGCCGGTTCCGGGCTTAGAGGGCGGCGTGACAACCGTCCTGGTAACAAGCGGCGGCCCGCCATCCATGATGACATTGCCATTTTCGTCCAAAGGCCACGTGCCCGTGGTAGAGCTGTCGCCCGAGTTGTCAGTAAACTCACCGGGATTATCACTATACTCATTACCATCAGCAGACCTGTCCGCCTTTGGATCAAATGCAGAAGTATCGACGCCGGTGGCGGCTCCAATTGCCCGCGCAAGACGGCCCCAAGCTTCAATTGCAGGCTGCAGATCGGTGACGGCGTCATTCGCAGCTGACAGCAGATCACCGAGTGCCGGAATAACCGTGTCAGAAATCCAGGTCGCGAGACTAATCAGCTCGTCTTTGTGCTCCAAAATGGCAGCCGTCGCAGAGGTGCGAAGCGTCTCTGCGATATCGGTGAAAAGGTCATCGAGCTCTTTGCCACCTCGGATCATATCCTCAGACAAAATCCTGCCAGACGCTTCGGCTGCATTCCCCAAGCGGGTCATCTCGTCGCCGCCATTGCGCAACAGCGGCAAGAGCTTGGTCATGTCCCCTGATAGACCCTCCATGTAGAAGGTCATCTGCTGCTGCGACAGGCCGGCCTTTTCCAATGAAGAGACATAGAGCTGCATCGCTTCGGGACCGGATAGGCGCGCGAACTGATCGGCTGTCACGCCCACCTTGGGCGCGATATTTTCAAAGAAATCCTGCATCGGACCGGTACCGGTTGCAATAAACTCTCCGACGCGGTCGTTCACATCCTTCAACATGCCCGCGAGCTGGTCCTGCTCAACCCCAACCGACTTGGCCCCCGCCGCCATCTTCTGGAATGCTGTGGTATTGGCATTGGCAAGACGCGACAGGTTGTCGATTTCCACGGCTGCTTTGGCGGCGTCGACACCGGCGCTCATTATGGCGCCCTTGATAGTCGCAAAACTGACCTTGACCAGCTGGCTTGCCTTGAAGGCAAAATCGCCCATCGAGGAAATCTGATCTGCCAGTCCCTTGATCGCACCTTTGGCTTGTGACGTGCCGGACTTCACCCCAGAGGGGTCAGCGCCCATCTTGAACTTAAGTTCTGGCAAGCTCATTCTTCTTTGCCTTTCTTAAAGCCTGCAGCAGCTCGTCCTGATCATTGTGCCGCGCTGCCGTGCGCGGCATGCGGTCATCGACGATCCACCAAGCTTGAGTGAAAGTGAGGGTCCAAAATTCGGAAGGGGTGACCCAGCCCTGCCCGACAAGGATGCGGTGCAGCTGGCGGACTAATCCGCCGTCTGCTTTTTTCCGGTGCTGCCCCGGGCATTGCCGCTGAGCTTTGCGTGAACGGGTGGCGCAACCAGCGCCAGCAGGGTCATCACGGCTTCCGACACCAATCTTGCATGATCGATGTTCTTCTCAGAGAGGCTCTCCATCACGGAAAGATAGACTTCGCCGGGCTCCAGATCGGCACCGGCGTAGATCAAGGCCACCTCATAGGCATGGGCGATGCGGGCCCGCGGCTGCTTGTGCAAGAGGACAGTCATCGCATCCTCACCGGCATCACCAGCGAGGGCATCCTCGAGCTTACAAACCAGCATCATCATCCGGTTAGCGGGCACGACATAATCGGTGCCCGCCCAGCTGATCGTCACGTCATCAAAGCCGGACATTACGCGTGATCCGTCCATAGATGGGCACCGTTGCGCACAAAGGTCGCATTGAAATCGACCGCATTGTCATGCGGCGAATTGTCGGAATACGCCGTCAGAACAAAGGCACCGCTGATCGAGTCTCCAGTCGGATAAAGCACTTCGAGATCCGCGATGAACTTTGCCGCCTGGTTGGATTTCAGCGACAGCTTCTTGATTACGCCGTCCTCTTCCAAACCGCTGACCGTGATCTGCAGCGTGTCCGTCGCCAAGATCCCGTCCAGAAACTCCGCGATGCCGCTGCTGTTCTGATCGGTGGTATCGATGGTACTCCCCGCCCAGGACACTTGCGTCGAGCGCAGCGCCGCGATGGTCACGCCGCCAATCTTCAAAAATGTGTTGCGTCCTGCCTGCTTTGGCATGTGATGCCCTCCTGTTGTAAGTGATGGCTCAGATAAGGCTGCCCGCATCTGTGAAACGGGTGGCCGTGAATTTCATGATCAGGATGCCGATCGGGCGCTCGCCGCCCGCATCGATCGAGGTGGTGGTCTCCGCCAGAGCAAGGATATGCGTCAGCGGCTCAAGCGCTTCCAAAATCACCTGTTCAGCAACGAGGCTGAGATCGTCCAAACAGGTTTCGAGATCAGAAGTTCCATCCATGCGAAATGCCACCTGCACGGTTGTCGTTCTGTGCACGGTGTTGCCAGCTTCGCGCGTGCTGCCTTCTCCAGGCGTCGCAACCGCGAAGCATGGCAGCTTCCCCGGATCGAGCCTCTGGACCCAAGCTGACTGCGTGCGAAACTGCGAAAACTGTGGCGAAGCGCTTAGCGCGGCTGTCACAGCTGCGCGGTATTCGGCACGATAATGGCTCATTCGATGACCTCAAGATCAAAGATCACCATCGCATCCGCAGCCGGGCTGCCCGATGGCTGGCGAGCGACAATGCGGTAGGCCTTTCCAGATGCCGTGACGATGCTGTCACCACTGTAGATTTCAGCGGCGATCCCACTTGTCACGCGCATTTCCGGGCGCATGTCGAGCGTTGTCCGACCATCTGGAGCCACCAGCGGAACTGGTTCGGACCGGATCACAGCTTGGATCTGCGCCGCCTGTGATACCAGGGTGACGGGGCTGCCAAACACATCGCTCAGCAGCCCCGCCACTCCGTCAAACAGTCCGCTCATCAGGCGACAGCGGTCGGAGCCGAACCGTTCAGCCGCACTTTGCCGGTGGAGCTGGGGTTTACGGCCGCTTCAGCAGCAGCACCGATAAACAAATTGCCCGCCGTGGCTGCGGTGGTGCACAGCAGAGTGCCGGGAATCATGAAGATCGCCTGCCCTTGGGTCCAAGCCTGAGCCGAGGTCTTCGCCAGATCATAGACCCCCTCGAGATCGATCTCGACCGTTTCGCCGGTCAGCGCATCGGTCTGTGCGACACCGCACAAAACGCCAACCTTAACTAAGGCACCGCTGACAACATCGGCCGGTGCCACAACGGACAGCACTTTGCCCGTCTGAATGAAATTTTTCGCCATGGGGTTTCTCCCTTGAAAGAGGTTGCAAACGACAAAGGCCGCCCTGCGGCGGCCCTTGTCAGAGGATTGTCAGAGCGGGTTATGCCCCGGCGTTTTTGAAACCACCGCGGTGATCCGCAGCGCCCGTCCCGAAGTCATGCTCCAGCGTCATCGAGAAGCCCTGCTTGCCGAAGGGTTCTTCAGTACGCAGACGCGGTGCCTCCTGACCTTCGAGATAGCCATAGACCCAGCAGGGGTTCGTGGCTGAGAGCAAATACCAGGCGTTGCCGACGATCTCGGCCGTCACCACCGGGCGCAACTTACCCGAGAACGGGTTGACAGCGCTGGCCTGTGCCGGGGTGATGTCCGCCACAAGCATCTCCGCCTCGGTCTCCTTGTCGGGCCCGACCAGGAGGATATTCGGGACGATATTCAGAGACTTTCCATCGATCGACTTTTGCTTGCGCATGGCTGCGCGGCCAATCGAAACCGAGGCCGGGGTGATTGCCGCAGCTGCGGCCGCAAGGTTGCCATGGTTGGCGTGGAAGATCGCATCGCCATCGGCCATCGTCGCTGCCAGAGCAAAAGCGTAAAAGGTGCTTTCCTCGAACAGAGCCACGTTCTGGCCGTAGTTCGCCAGCACTTCATCAATCGCGCCCAGATCATCATTCACCATCATTTGGCGGCTGATGGTGATTCCCACAGCATAGGAATTGATCAGAGCGACCTCCTTGCTTTCGCCAAAGGTGCCCCATTTGATTTCGCCTGCCTCGCCAATCGGCTTCAGGCCTGGGAAGTCGCCGGTGCGCACCAGCGGCATCGGGCGGAAATCCTTGAAGTTGCGCTGGCGCGAAATCTCGCGGTAGGTCGGCAGAGCCAGTTGATACTTTTCCAGCAGCTGCTTGTTCAGCGCGTTCTCAAAGATCGCGGGGAAGTCGCTGGTGGTGTGCATCGCCATGCGCAAAGCATTCTCACGCTCGCCCCAGCTGCGCAGCGGCCCGCGATGATCGATCGAGGCCGCGGCCATCTCGACAATCGACATGGACATGAAACCGCGTGCAGCGCCCGAAACGTCGCGCTTGCGGGTGATCTGCGCATGCAGGGCCTCAGCCATGCCTGCGCGCATCGTGGCGCGCTCGTCCCGCAGGATGCGGGCAGACGGAGCGCGGTTGGTGGTGCTCATGGGTTTCCCCCCCTGAAGTTCGATCGAGGCTTGTGCGACGGTGAGGCCGCGCTCGATCATCTTGGTTGCGGTTTCGGCGGTCAGGCCACGGCGGGCGCACATATGCAGGATGGCGATGCCGTCGGCGTTGAACGACGCCGTCGGTGCTTGCTTGGCAGGATCGTCTTCGACATCACCATCGCAGTCGCCTTCACCGCCCCCCGCAAGCGTGTCTTCCCCCGCGCCATCGAGGGTATCCTCGCCCTGCAGCGTATCTTCGCCTTGCAGCGTGTCCTCGCCCGACAGAGTATCCTCACCGGGCATGGTGTCTTCACCGATCGCGGCCCGCGCCGCCTTGTTGGGCTTCCCCATGGGTTTTCCTTTCTTGGGTTTGGGTTGGGCGGCGCCGAACATCATGGCCAGCACCGATGCAGCAGGCTGTTGGCGCTTCATCGCACCCGCAGCCGTCAGCAGGCGCTCCGGCGCATGCTGATAAAGTCGATAATCAAAGGCGGCAGGTTCGGCCGCGATTGTGTCTTCATCGGACTTATTGGCAAAACCTGCCGCAACGGCGGATTCACCGTCGAAATAGGTCTCTGACTTCATAATCGCGCGGGCCTCTTCGAGAGAGATCCCGGCGCGCTTTGCATAGATCCCGGCATAAGCCTTGGCGATGGTGCCGAGCATATTGGCGACATGCAGGTGATCGTCCTCGGTGCCGCGACCATCGGTCCACATCATCGCCGGATCATGAACCATCAGGATCGAACCGGCCGACATGACAATCTCTTCGCCAGCCATGGCGATCAAGCTGGCAGCAGAGGCAGCAATCCCCTCGACAACCACCGTCACAGAGCCTGCGTAGGTGCGCAGTGCATTGTAGATCGCCTGCCCCTCGGTCGCGATGCCGCCACCCGAATTCAACCGCACCGTCAACGGCCCCGTCATCGCCGCCAGCTCTTCGCGCACTTGCCGTGCAGTGAAGCATTCCTCATCCCAGAACGATGACCCCACCGTCCCGTAAAGCAGAATCTCGTTCATGTTTTTTCCCTCAGCTTCACAATCCGCGCCCCAGCAGCGCTCTGCAGTTGATCTTGCAAAATCTCTTCAGCCTCGGAGGGCGGCTTGGTGGCAGGTGCCACCCCCGGATCACTGTCGAACTTGACTCCCAGCAGAGCGGCGTCGGCACGGTCCTGCGAGATCTCTTCGCGCAACCGTTCGGGATCAAGGCCGAGCTGGCGAACCACTTGCTGGCGCGATGCAAAGCCAGCCCGAACAGCATCTGCCAGGGCCGAGATTTCACGGGTTGGGTCCACGATGACTTTGCGAGGCGGCACCCAACTTAGGGCGACGTGCTGCCAGAGATCACCAGGAAGGCCGCGCCGGATAAACTCGGCACCGTCCAAAGTGGCCCAGGCCTCGACAACCTCGGCGGACAGCGGTGCCAACATCTGAGGGATCAGCATCAGCCATTGCCAGGAACTGATGTTCTGATCCATTTCCAGCCGACCCATACGCGCAGAGGAAAAGTTGACCTGCGACAGATCGCCCGACAACGACTCGTAGGTAATCCCCAGATCCATCGAGGTCGAACGAAGCACGCCACGGGTGAAGCCATCATTGCCGTCAACAGGCGGCGGTGCGCCAAAAGTAACCTCTTCACCCTCGCCCAGGCGGTAGATCATGCCGGGCGACATCTCATTGAACGTGCCTTCAGCCGTAGAGCCACCTTCGGTTGCAGATGCCGAAACAAAAGCTGCGAAGCAGGCTGCAATTTTCTGTCGCATCAGCTGCGCATCATCATAATCGCCCAAATCCTGCAGCCGCATCATGACCGGCGCAAACCAGGTGACGCCGCGCTGCTGGCCCGGGCGATCCTGACGGTAGATGTGCAGGACGTCAGATGCCGGAATCCGCTGAGACAGGCCCCGGATTGTGCTTGGTGACCATGCCCCGCCCGGATGTTCGGTATACATCCAATAGGCCGCGCGCCGTCCCTGTGGATCGTACTCGATCCCGTCCCTGATCTCGCTGCCATCGGCCAACCAACCGAATTTGGACTCGTCCAGATAGTCAGTTTCTAGCACATCGATCTGTAACTGCAGCGCGCCAGCGTCGGGGTGATCCCGATAGATCCGCACGAGACACTCGCCTGCATCAACCACGGTGTTCATCACCAGGCGCTGCAGGCCGTAAAGGTTCATACGCCCCTGCCGATCGATGGCGGTGGTGTCCAAATGCTTCTCGATCAGCGATAGCCCGCGACCGCGAAGCTTTTTCAGGAACTCCCCCCTCACATTGGGGTGCTTGACCTCGACCTTCGGCAAAATGCCATCGCCGACCACGCCACCTGCGATCACCGACTGCGCGCGCGTTGCAAAGGGAGTGTTGCGCACCATGTCGCGGGCATACCAGGCCATCCGCATCCGCGTGCGCGCCGCAGCATCAGCATCGGTGCGATCCGCGCGCAGGGTCGATGCTCTGCGCCCGACCGTGGCCGCGTCGAAATGTGCCTTGACCGCGCGATGACGTGCACGTTCAGCGGCCCATCTGGGCGACAGCCCTGCGATGGCCTTCTCAAAAAGGCTCATTCCTCACCCTTTCCGGTAGGTTGGATAAATCTGACGCCCTGCCCCGCCGCCAGGCAGACCAAGATCACTTTCCATCACCCGTTTCAGTTTCAGCATCTCGTCCAGGCTCCGATAGGTGACCTGTTCGCCATTACCCAAGGACAGAGATGTGACGCCCTTCGCGAGCATGCTGCACAGGGTCTGGTACTGCTCGATCGTGAAGGCGCTCACAGCCACTTCTCCCTGCGTTTGTTCAGCCAGCCGCCATGCGACTGTGGGGGGTGCGCCACAGCCTTCCGGTCGAGCGTCGCGTCAACTTGTTTTGGCTTGCCGTCTTGTTGGCCAGCATCCGGCACGGCAAATTCATTATCTGCCGACAGCATCACCCAGGATTTCGCGGGGGCCGACCACTCGATCTTTTCCGCACCTATGATGATGTGCAGCGCTCGCGCCTGCACCAGGTGGTCAAAGCTTTCATTGCGCACCATGCCCGGGCGCTTTTCCCAGCCGCTCTCGGTCCGACGCTCTGCTGTGAATTCAATCAGCTCCGGGACATCCATCCAGGCAGGAATCAGGCATAGGTTTTGCCCATCTTCCGTCAGCCGCAGGCTTGCAGCGATTGCATCTTTCAAACGATCCGTCGCCATGTTCAGGATCTTGATATCGCTCGCCACCTTGCGTTTGCCGCTGGCCCGCTCGGGTGCCCGCAACCACACTCGATCGACATGGCGTAACCCCCCATTGCCGCGCGTCAAAAACCAGCGCCGCGCCTCGCCCGCCTTTCTGCGTCCACGGTAGAACCGATAGGCATGATCCGTGGTTGATCCACCGCCGTGCATGTCGATTGCAATTGCGACAGGTTTCAAACTCCAACCCATCCCGTCTACGGGCCAGACCCTCGAAGACAGCGGCTCGAGCACCCGCCAGTCCTCGGCGACCTCAAAGGGGCGCAGCGCCCTATCTTTACCACCAGGCGCACCTTCAGGGGGCGAGATCAGGTCAAAGCGGTCAATCGGCTGATGCCTGCCCCCTTCGCCCCAAGCCGTAACCCCGACCGCAAAGCGCGCGCCTTGGACGTCGACGGACACTGTGAGATAGCGCGCCCATGACGGCGCCACGCCCTTGGGCGTCTGTGTATCCTGTGCCTTGTCTTTCAACCCCT